TTAGACGATTTAGAATTAGATTTTGACTTTGATAATGATACTTCAGACGAGGAAGTAACTCCTACGGATATAGATGAAGTTGAAACAAAGCAAGAAGAAGAAGAACAGGAAGAAGAAGTAATAGAAGAACCTGTTGAAGAAGAAACGGAAGAACCCGAAGAAGAAATTGAACTACGTTTAATTGATGATATTATTAGACGTACAGGTCTTGAGTTTGATGAAGAAGAACTTCGAGGTATTGATGATACCGAAGATGGTATTGCAGAATTAGCAGAAAGAATTGCGGCCAAACGAGCAGAACAGCAATTATCTGACTATTTGGAAAAGCACCCAATGACAAGACAACTTCTTGAGTTTGAGGCAATGGGTGGTGATCCTGAGCAGTTTAAAAAAGTCTTTTTCCCTGAAGTTGATTACTCGCAGTTTGAGATTCAGGAAGAAGATGTAGATGTCCAAAAAAGAATCATTAGTGATTCTCTTCGTATGAAAGGGTTTAGTAATGAACGCATTACAAGAAACTTGGAATTGTACGAGGATAATGGGATGCTTCTTGAAGAAGCCAAAGATGCACTTGGAGAATTATCCCAGATTCAACAGGGACAGAGACAACAATTATTAGAGCGGCAGGAGCAGAATTATCAGCAAATGCAACAACAAGCTCAAGAGATGTGGAATACAATTTCAGAGACTATTCAGAAATCTGATGCTTTGAATAACATTCCACTTCCCAAAAAAGATAAGTCAAAGTTCATTGACTTCATTACACCAGATGCGAGAACAGGTTATTCCAAACGAGATGAGATTGCAAACAATCTAACTCTTGAGGATCAACTGACTCTTGATTTAATTCTGTATCATGGGTTGGATTCATTTTCCAATATCATTGATAACAGAACCAAGACATCTGAAGTACGAAGCATTAAAGAACGACTAAAACGATCTAAATCTCAAAATAAAACAACTAAGACAGTCAAGTCACCTAAACAGGCATCTGTTGACGATCTTGAGTTTAGAATTTAACCCTTAAAACCCATAATGTGATATGAAAGTAAAAAAGACGTACTACAATGACGATCAGATGACAGATAGCAATAATCTGTCAAATGCGTTGTTGACTAGTCCAGAAAAAATTTCACCAATGATTACCCATCTTGGTGGACGCGAAGATAAAAAGTTTCCTCTGACATTCTTGACAGAAGGACTTGGCAATACAAAAAGTATTGAACGACTTGAATACGAATATGATGTAAACTATCATTTTCGTAAAACACGACCACTTGCAGCAGAAGCTTACTCTACCGCTGTTGGAGCAAATGGACAACCTTTTGTTCTGACGTTTCCTGACAAGTGGTTTATTAAAGATTATATCCTTGTTTCCGCATCAGGTGTACAGGCACGTATTATGTCTGAACCTACTCCAAATGGAAACAACTGGGATTATACAATGCAACTAGTAGCTCCAACTGGGTCAATGCCTTCATCAGATCTTACTGCTGGAAGCCTATTTGCACAAATGTATGCACCTGTTGGTGTTGACTTTTCTCGTGGAAATGCCTCAAACTGGCAAGCACCTGCAAGAGTACGCCACAAACTTACCACTATTCGTAAGTCTTATCAGTTTTCTGGTAATGCCAAAGACTATGTAGTTGAGTTCGATCTTCCTGTGAAAGGCGGTCAAACTTCACGTTTTTGGATGGATTATGAAGAATGGCAACACTTCCTCCAATGGAAAGAAGAGTGCGAAATGTACTACTGGTACGGACAGCAGTCTTATGGAGATAACGGAGTTGTTCAGATGAAAGATGAAAATGGACAACCTGTTCAAATTGGCCCCGGTCTTTTCGACCAAATCATTAACAAAGATACCTACTCTGTACTTACTGAGAACAAACTCAGCGATGTTGTAGGAGATATTTTCTTTGGAATGACGGATGCTCAAAATATGAACGTGACACTCTATACTGGTACAGGTGGAGCACGTGAATTTGATCGGGCAATGAAAGACAAACTTGGTACACTCGGATTCACTGTATTTTCAGATGGCCGATTTATCCAAGGGAATGGAAGTGAACTTACCCTATCCGGTTACTTCAAACGATATGAGCACGTTGATGGTCACACTATCAATGTTGTGAAAGTGCCTTTGTTCGATCACGGAGCAGTAGCACAAGCAAGTCAGCGACACCCTGTGACAGGGCTTCCGCTTGAATCATATCGTATGTGCTTTGTTGATCAAAGTCGTTATGACGGACAACCCAATGTCCAGATGATTAACAAGAAAGGCCGTGAGATGGTTAAGTGGGCAGTGGCAGGCTCTGTTGTGCCTCGTGGAATGGGAGACTCAGCGCTACGCGCAAGTGATATCGACGGCGCTTCAGTCCACTTCCTCAAAACAGCAGGTATTTGCTTGAAGAGGTTTGATACGTCAATTGACATTCAGGCAAAATTCTAAATAGTTGGTTGGGGAAGAGGAACGATTGTTTTCTTCTTCCCCTTCCTTCTATTTTTATAAAACGAAGAAAACAAATCTAATCTATATATGGCAAAACAAACAAAAGTTACTCGTGAACCAGTAGAAAAAGTAATTAGTGTAAGACGTAAAGAAAAGTTCTCACACATCCCTGCAGAAGTACTGCAAGATTCAGTTACAAAAATTGGTTCTATTTTTGACGGAAGGACACCCCTTAGAGGATTATCCGGAGAAGAAGAAAAAGAACTTCTCAGCGTTCATTTGGGCATTGACCCAAATCATAATGAGTTTGGAAAACTTGCTATGAATTTCTGGGCAGAAATGGATTTAAAAGTTCCATCAGAAGGAACAGAATTAAATATTTCCATTGATGAATCAGGTATGCCAGTAGTAATGTCTGACTATTTGAAATACAGATGGCTTCTACGGCATAAATATGTTGCAGACTCTAAAGAAGAGATGCTAAATAATCCGATGAAGGATTTTTATTTGTATGATCCAAATAGAGAAGTAAAGAAAACAAATCTACAGATTAAGAAAAAGAAACTTGCCTATGCAGAGTTTATTAAAGCATCTGAAGATGAAGATCGTATGGATATGCTTCTGCGTGTATTGGATAATGTAAATCCATCCAAGATGAGTGCGGAGCAAAAAGAAAACAGACTGGAAACTCTTGCTACAACAAACCCTGATAAATTTATTCGGTTTGCTCAAGACAAAGATTTGGAAATCCGGTCAGAGATTGACTTGATGGTAGAGAATGGTGTGCTACGTAAAAGCGGTAATACCTATTTCTACATTGATGAAATCATTGGGGATACGATTGACGAATCAATCACTTTCTTTAAGAACAAGAAGAATAGTTCTCATGTATCTGATATGAGAGCAAAACTTAAAGAGCTTCGTTAATGAATATCCAAGAAATGCATATTGGCGTTGGACTTGGCATACAGAAAGTTAATTCCAATGCGTTTGATAGCTTTATTGATGAAGAGATAGATTACTATCTAAATAAAGCGCAGAGAGAATATGTCCGACGCCAAAATGTATTTCTAAAAGATAGGCTTGAAAATCTTAGCCGCCCTGATAAAATTTCTAGTTCTGAAGCAAGAGAAAATTTAGGCCGACTAATTGCAAATGCTAATAGCGACGACCCTTATGATGAGACTAGTTTTTCAAATGCAGTTAGTTTTACCGCCCCTTTAATGTTTCAATATTTGTATGCAAATGCAAGGGTAAATAGTCCTACTGGTCCTTGGGTTTCTTGTAAATTAATTTCTCCTTACGATGTACATATTTATTCTAACTCTGAACATAATAAACCATTGTTTAGAGAAATACCGTTGTTAATTGCAGGAGATAAGTTTATATTGTTTAAAGATTCAAGAACAAGTTCTATTGAAGAATTAGAAGTATTTTACATTTCAATACCAACTACTGTTTCATTATCTGGTCCTACTGATAGTAATTTACCAGAGCATACACATGATGAAATTGTAGATATTGCAGTAAATATGATTCTTGGAGATTTGAAAATAGCGGGTCCAACACAACACGAACAGCAATCCATTAGGGAAGAGACATGAATGTTTTAGATATGCTCTATAATTTTAGAGTGGAGTTTGGTGGATTTCTTCAAGGCCCTAATGCATATGAGCCTACCTCTGATGATATTCTTTATTTCTTAAATAAAGCACAAATTAACTTTGTTAAAAACAATTTTAGCGGTCTTAATGAAAGACGAGAAGGTTTTGAACAAAGTCAACGAGTAATTGATGAACTTCGCGTTTTTCATAAAAAGAATATAGAAGCACCAACAACATACGCAGGTATATCAAAGTCAGGATATTATATTGATAGAGCAAATATACCATCAGATTCTATGTTTATTATTAGCACCGCTTCAAATGTAATTTATCCACAAGGTACAGATGCTATTAATGCAGGTATTATTGGCTCAGTTAGAGAATTAAGACCTGGAACAAATGTTTACAAAGAAATTATTGTCGATAATGACTTGTCACAAAGTGATGATATTTATTCATTACTATCAGACCCATTTAATACTACAAAGAAAACATCCCCACTTACAGATATAAATGGAGATTATATAAATGTATAT